CCATAGTCGTTGATGTTGGCTGAAGCACTCAAGTCGCAGGCAATAGTGTTTTGGTTCCACGTAGGAGTGGCCACATCACTCCTTGCTCGAATTCTCAAGCTGGCAAAGTTACCAGTTGGAGACGTGTTAGCTAACAGCAACTTGATTCCACACGCGCCCGCAGCAGAGAACGGAACCCACGTGGAGCCAGTTGACATAATGTCTCCAGCCGTTCCGCCTCCAGGGACAAAGGTCGCCAGACTGCCCAGATTGACGTCCCTAGCTTTCTTATCTGCACCTATAAACAAATCAGGCATTTTCCTATTCTCCTTCAGTTGTTCGTGCTCCCGAATCAGGAGCTTCTCCGGGAGCACTTCTCTCAAATGCTCCACTAGTTTGCTGCATAAGAGCCATTTGATGTGCTCTTAAATGTGCTGTACAGTTAACGTATCCAGCAGGGTTCGTCTCCTTCAAATCCAAGCCAACGGTACTAACTAGAAATGACTTTAGTACGGCGATATGAACAGCGTGGTCATCAACGTCCTTGTCAATCATCACTGACGGAATGAAACCACCACTCTGATCTGGAGTTGGTTCTGCATCAGGACGAGTAAGATTTTGAATTTCCCTGGATTGCTTAACTCGTTGATCCTCTCCTGGAATGTCCAGATCCTCCAGAGCTAAAGAATCTTTCAGGAGTTTAGCGTTAGTCGGTGTGTAAAGAGCCGCGTTTATTTCTGGGTTGTTTAGTTCAATCAATCTAAACAAAGTGTCTCGTTTTTGAACAATAGAAACCGGGAAAGCACTATTAGACTCTGGTTCAACACCACCAACCTTACCGTCCATTTCAGACTTACGTATCCAAACATTTACGTAATCGTTGTTCTCCTTTCTAGAAAACGACTGATCTTGAACGATAGTATCAGCATAAAGGCGAACTCCACCATCAACAGTTCTGATCCACCAATCAAGAACAAACTCCCAAACAATTGTGAGTCTTTGCAGTGCCATCTGCTTGGACATTGCATATTCGCCAAGCGTTCTGGACTTTCCTTCACTCGGTCCACCGTGAATTGACGGGAAATCTCCAGATGCGAATTGTGCATCTTGATCGATTTGTCTAAAGAATAACATGTGTTCCTTAGACATTGTGGACTTGGGTTCTTGCGCAAACGCATCAGCCAACCTTTGCCCAGGTCGTGCCTTCGCAGAATACACACAACCCGGTTGGGACTCAAAGCGACCATACGTATCAAAGTCTAAAGTTTCCGAGTCCACGTAGGTTGCAGGAATTCCGTGGTCAATCGTGTCCATCGTGAGATTGACCAACTCGTTCCGCATGTCCTGAGGACCAACTAGGGTCTTTCCTAGTGGTGCTGAGTGGATGTAGGTGGAAATTCCAGATTGCCCAATTTCCCAACGGTCGTCAAGGTTTTCGTCGTATGCCTCTGCGAAAACTCGATTCTTTCCAATAAAGGTTACTTGACAACCTTTGGGGAATTTTGCTAATAGATCATCTCTTTTGTCTTTGTCACTGACATTCCAAAACATCCAAGGTCGTAGCCAAGTCTTCTCAACCGTGACCAAATTCATCTTTTCGTCTGTTGCTTCATGTGGATAAGTGTATGGGGACCGAGAGAATCTATCTTGAGTATCCATTCTCTCCCCTTCAACCTTATCTGCAATGTCCTGATGGATACTCTTGACCAACGCCTTATTCTGGTCAGTCTTGAGCATAAGATAGCCACAGGCGTCTTGATTTTTAGAATAATAGGAAACCTTGACATGAAGAGGACCGAATGTATCAATTTTTGCTCGACTCTTAGGAAGTGTCGTCGTTCCAGTTTGAACACGCTCAGTAGTAATCTCTGGAGGAACATCTACTCCACAAGATTGGCAAGGTTCAAGTTCGTTCGACTCCCGAACGCTTCCGCAGGCGGGGCAAGTCACTTTTTGCTGTGGCTCTATCCTGGGTATTGTGAAGACCCCAAACTTAGTATCCGATTCCACATAGCGATAGGAGAAGACGTTACCCGCATTGTAAAGATAGTAGAGCGCCCGTAGGAATAAAAGCCGTGCCTTGTTGTGGATATAAACTAGATCCGCGATTTTAGAGTAAGTCCTCGCGGTCATTCTGTCAGCTTCGTTATCAGCATCGTCTGGCCTATATCGAAGGGTGGGAATGTTTGCAGCGAGTGCTGCTATAATACTTTCCCCATGCGCTTTGTAAATATCAACTACGTAATCATAAATCGGACCCAGCTGCGCTGCTTCCTCCTCACTGAAAACCTCATTAAAACGTACTGAGTCTGGAGTAATCCAACTCTGATCTTGTTCAGACCAGAAGATCATTTGAAGACCCTTCCAGTACTCCTCTAACTTCTTCCACAACTGAACTTGAGACTTACGTAATTCAGTATCTTCCTCGTCGCAGTTCTCGACTAAAGTGCGGAGAATTCCCTGGAGTTCCTCGTCGAGTTCTACTTTAGTGCCTAAAGGCATCTATTTCTTCCCTCTGCGTTTGGCGAGATTCTTGGAGAACTCTCTTCGTTTCTTTTGGGGCGTTGCGTGGACAAACTCCTCTGCAACCTCCTTAGAGGGACCAATTCCACTTCGTGGCTTCATACCATGTGCAATACCTGCCATGAAGCGATATTGTGCTGGCGATTTAGCCGGCATTCTCTTGCTCCTCTTGGTATCCACTAAGCACTGGTTCTTCGACTAACATCTTACTCTGCTCTTCGGCAACCTTCTGCCATTGTCGTTCTCGATCAACTAACTCAGGAGGGCGGAGCGAAAACTTCTTCTCGAGAATCTCTTTCTGTCCTCTCCAGGATCGAGCTTTCTGAGTTGACGCTGTATCTCGAGATTCCTGAGATGCAGTTGCATCTCTAGGGATTAGTCCAAAATGTTTGAACACCAATATTTCGAGTTCCTCAATACGCTTATCTTTCATGGCAAGAGTTGCCCGAAGATAGTCTATCTCATCAACAAAATGCAAGTGCAGATCGTGGGTAAATTTAGCGACGTCCCAAATAATTCCTAGCATATCTTCTCCGTGCCTTCAAAGGACGAGCACTCTTTCTTCGCCTAGCGTCCAAGTTTGCCATCTGAATGTAGAAGTTTGTCAGATCAGGTGCAACCACACTAGCCGCGCAGATTTTAGCTACCTCTTCTCGCTTCTCAGCTTCCTTACCACAAGCACCCAAGTACCTCATGCAGGCTTTAATGAGATAGCGCCCTCCATCGTAAGGGTCATCTCCATTGAACTCTTGCACATCCTCTTTGTTTACTCCTACCTTGTTAGGATCGTTGTAAACACAAAGAGGAATGACCCTTTGAAACTCTGCAACATCCTCAAAGACCTGCAGAATGGGGATGTTAGGTTCAATTGTTTCAGGAACAAACTTATCGACATAGGCTTCATAGGACGCTGTGCCTTTGTTGCGGCGTATCCATTCGGCCTTCTCCATGTCGAACTCTTCAGAGTCATGCTGTTTAATCGCGGGCTTACTCCTCCAACGCAAAACCTCTTGCATTAGAATCTTTCCACCAAGCCTATCGTTGTCAGCTTTACGTGAAGTTAGACCAGAGTATTTATCAAACTGTTCCGCGATAGTGAATTCGTCACCGCGTTGGTGCCAAGCCGATGGATCTAATACAACGTCCACGAATTGTGCGGCGTCGGTTCGTGCGAGTTTACCAAGTTCCGTCGCCCAAGTGGAAACCTTAGTTTGAGTGCGCGTGTACTCACGATAAAGATAAATCCTCTTGTCAGGAGAGATCGCCGCGAACCCTGCCCACATCATTGCGGCGTAGCCCCAATCCACCGACAAGATATGAGGCCACCAATCAGGGATATTAAATGGCTTTACGACATGACAAGCATTTGCGGGTTCATCAGCAAAAGGTTGAATGCGCCAATCATCAAACACTTGCCCAGTAAATGTCCACCAATCTCCGTCCAGTTTAGCAAGACGTTCCGCGATTGGTAACATCTGCAAACGTGTGATGTAATTGAGATCTACGTGAGGATTGTCTTGCGCTTTGGCAGGAATATAAATTCGAGAAACTACATGCGAATCGTTGAACCTCGTCTTTATGATCGTGTAGCCAAGAGGTGCTGGCTCAATAAATCTGGCTCTGACGAATCCATGTCCAATGTTTCCTGGATTGGTTCCGTTACGAACGATCGCAGGTAATCCGCTATCAGCCTTTGAGCGACATCGGGAGAAAGCAAGGTACTTATATTGAAACTCTGTAAAGGATGTGAGTTCGTCAAAGGCCATGTAGTTGTACTCAGCGGTATCATAGTTTCTTACGTCCTTTTCATGTTCGGCGTAGCCAAACTGGAGATAAGAACCAAACGCAGGCCAGTGCCACCTTTTCTTCGATTCGTTGTAGACAGCACCAGTTTGAGGATAATACTCAAGAGATCGAGGTATCACTTCTCGATCAAGTTCTGGGTAAGTGCGGCGTAGGAAAAGACCCTTGAAGTCAGAGTGTTTGTAGAACTCTCTAACGAGGGGAAGCATC